CATATGATTGTTCAGGAAATTCTATACAAGATGGTGGAATATTAGTTTGTGGAACATTTGCGAATCCTTGTTCTGAAGAGATTATTAAAAGAGGTATAAATCCCGTTAATATGTGTTATCCTGCTTCAGCATCAAATGTTCCTGGAACTTCTGTTTTATGTTGGAATAATAAAGTTCAAACATGGTTCCCTAGACAACGTTATTTTATGAATAATAGCACTAATAAATGGCCTGAAGGTTATAAAGGGTTTGTTAGTGCTGTTCCAACGGAACTAATGTTAACTATCACTTCAAATACTTGTAATTCAGTTACGCTTAGTTGGAATAGTGTTAGTAATTGTATACCAATCACTAGTTATAATATTTATCAAAATGAAGTGCTTATTCAAAATGTTCCGCATACAACAAAAACAACAATAATTAATGGAATTCTTTTAGATACGACATATTCTTTTTATATTACATCTGTTAGTAATACATCTGAATCTATTAAATCTAATATTGTATCATTTTATAAACCTTTTCCTTTTACATCAACAGCAACATATTCATATATAACTGACTCTAATTGTAATTTTATTATTACTATTACTAGTAATGGTACTATTACATTTAATGATAGTTTTCCTATTAATATAATTGCTGTTGGTGGTGGTGGTGGTGGTGGTGGTGGTTCTAATAATCATGATGGTTATACAACTTTATCTGCTGGTGGTGGTGGTGGTGGTGGTGGTATAGGAATATTAAATATTTTTGGTATAACATCAGGAACTAGCTATTCTATAAATATTGGAAATAGGGGTAATGGAGGCGATGGAAATAATGCTGGTGGCCCTGGTGGGGATTCTTATTTTAAAAATGGTGCTACTAATTATTTAACTGCTTCTGGAGGATTAGCTGGAGGAGGATTTTACACTGGCACATCAGGAGGTTTAGGTGGAACTGCTACATCAATAACATCAATCACATCATATAATGGAGGTAATGGAGGAACTGGTTACCAAGATGGAACTATTGCAGCTACATCTGGTTCAAATACAACTCCCGCAATGCCTATAGGGCCTCTTCCAAATGGAACACTTTATTATTTTAGTGGTGGGGGAGGAGGAGGTGATTATACGTCATCAACGTTTAAAGGAGGTTTAGCAGGAAATAATGGAATTGGAGGCACTTATGGTGCTAATAGTGTAACAGATGGAGAACCTGCTTCGTCAAGTTCATATGGTTCAGGAGGGGGAGGTGGAGGTTGTCCACCATCCAATAATACTCCTAGCTATGGTGGAGATGGGACACAAGGAGTTGTAATAATATATTTTACATATTAATAAAATATTTAAAAGAATAATTTAATTTAAATATTTTAAGCTCTTAGAGTAGGGTTCATACAAATTTCTTGACTTGGGAAAATATCTCCTGACATACATGTGTCATTTACACCAACTTGAGCGCAACTTCTAAATCCTCTATCGTCTCCAATATAACACCAACCGGCTTTTCCAGCAGTGTGAACAGAACTTGAAGCTTCATTAGCTTCATAATCTTGTTGTTGTGGTTGTTGTGTTTGTGCTGTATTTAAAGCTCTATTTAGAGTAGATTGTTGCATAACATCAACTTGTTGTTGGTTAACTGGTTGTCCTTTAACAGAAGATGGAGCTCCGTTAGGTGTAACATCTTGAACAGCAGTTAATCCAGTAGTTATAGCTCCAGCAGTTCCGCCAACAACAGCCTTAGCTCCTTCAGCTGAAACATCCACTGCTTGTCCAGCAACTTGTGCAGTAGTTCCAAATATCATCTTCGTTAATGGAGCAAAGACATTAGTAACATCTTGAGTTCCTTTTGCTAGATAAGTAAAAATATTAAATCCTAAAAATGCCAAAATTAAAATTATTAATAGCCATGTAGTCGCATTTATATTTTTTAAACTATCAAAAAATCCGGTGTCACTACTAGATGTTGAATAAGAGGTTGATGGAGCTATAGACTCACTCGATTGTAATAGAGACTCAGAAAAATTATTATTTGTGCTATCCATTTATAATAAAAAACAATATATTAATTTTTACTATAAATTCGCATAATTATTTAAATGTCAATAAATACAAAAATTGGTTTAAATCACCTAAAATTGTATCACGGATATTAAATAAATCAGTATTACTCATTGACAACATTGCTTTATTATCATTCAAACTAACTAAATATCCTTTAAATGATTCGACTTCTCTCTTTAATGATTCTTGACTAGATAAATCTACTAGTTTAATTTGTTTGTTACTCATTAAATCTATACGAGAGCCAGACTTTCCTAAAAGAATTTCAATGAAAGCATCAATATTAGCATTTAATTTAGTATAAAGTTCATCAGTTGCTTTATGTGTAGCATAACTAGTTGTTTTCCAATGAAATAATTTAACCATCATTAACATTTCTAAAAATACGACAGCAATTTCTTTTTGAAACGCGACTAATGAGGAACTTCCAGTAGAATGTCTTCTACGAGTTCCACCTCTTTTTCTATGTCTTTTAGTACTCATTATATATATATATATATATATATATATAATTTTATTTTTCTTTAATCATTTTGTCAATAGCAGTTATATTAGATATATTTCGTATTATTTTGTCTTCTTTATCGGGGTCTGATGTCATAGCTTCTATGACCATTTTATCATATTTATCTGATATTTTTGAAGTTGAGTTATTATAATCTGGGTATTTTTGTCTAAACTGAGGTAACAATCTAATATTTTTATTTGATACGGATTGTATAGCTTTTCTAAGTTTGCTTTTATTTTCGTCTTCTTTTTTCCATTCATTTTCATCTTTAATATACATAGTTTCTCTTTTTTTGTCAGTACAATGAACAGGTCGTTGTGTAACATCAAGTGTTTTAAGATTTGATGAAATAATACTGGATATGCCTTCAACATAACCTACTTCGGCAAATTTTTCCAAGTCAGGTAATTGGAGTTTAATAGAATCAACGAATTCAGTGATATTCATAGCATCTTTACACGTCTCATTTAAGAATACTTGTAGATTAAATGTCTTATTATTAGAATGATTATTATTACTATTATTATGGCTATTATTACCAACACCATTTTCAATAACCTTCATCATCATATTTTGATGGTCTATAATAATATTTTTATAATCACTACATTCTTTAATTAAGAACATAATAAGCTCATCTTTATCGGTGATAGATTTTGCCTTTTCTTCTATGGAGTTAGAAGTTTTATTATCAGCACATTTTTTTTTATGTTTCCATAATCCAGAAGGCGTTTGGAATTGTCTATTACATTTTTCGCATGATAATCTATTCTGACTCGTAAAATTCGCCGAATCTTGTTTCCAGACATTTCCAGACATTTCCTTCTGACACTGACGCGTATGTTTCAGTGTGGATAAATGTCTATTCCAATCAGAAATGAACCGACAATTGAAGTTACATTTTTCACAGGAAAATTGCTCGTTTTTCTCGTAAAATTCGTTTCCTAAAATTTCCATATATTTCCATTGAGAAAAAATCTTTAAGTTTTTATAAAAAAAATACAATAACAAATTAAAAATGTTTGGTTTAATTTGTGACGATAATTTTTCAACATCGTCACAGAAAAATTCGTTCAGTAAGGACATTTTTGGCAACCAATTTTTGGACATTTTTTTTGTCCATTTTTAAAAAGTAAAAATACTTTTCAATTTTTGAATCTCTTTCTTTTCTCTTCATGTGTAGTGAAGTTTTTCGAACTTGTTTTTCATAAATTCAAGAATTTCCCTTCATCATGTAGTGTCCGGGCTTTAAATAGGTTAGAAATATATATATTAAAACAACTTAAAGCCGAGGTACAAACGTCTCTCCAAACGAGTTCATCGCATCTAGTTTCTTAATAGTGTTTTCTAGATTTGACGACTTTATTCCATGAAATAAGTAATCAGTTCCAGTAGATTCCTCATTCTTCTTTATTTGTGCGTATACTAAATCTATTTTTTGTTTAATTGTATTTACTAATCCAGTTTGCGAGTGTCTTATAATTTCTTTCTCAAGTGTAAAGTCTTCACATAAAACAGAAATAGCTAAATACATTAAATTTTTACGTTTCTTATGACAACCTGTTGTATATTTTAAACAAAATAGAGACAATAATGCTTGAATAATTTTTTGTATAATCTTTGGACGTTTTGATGATTCTTTTAAAAAAATATCCCAAATAATCCATATGATGTCTTTTTGGCATTTTGAATCAACTTTTGCAAAAGTTCTTCTCTCACATAATAATTTTTCCTTTAATGCTTTACAGCGATTTTCATATTCGAATATCCATTCTATCCAATAACATGCTATCATTTGATTATTACCTGTTTCTGTTACACTATACGCTAATTCATTTACAAACGGAAATAACTCTTTTGGGTCTTCTGTCATTAAAACTTCCTCACCATAAGAAGCTGTTGGTGCTTTAAATTTATCTTTAATGGTTAACATATTCATATCTTGTGGCTTAATTTTAATATTATCAAAACTATGACGATGTTTAGCATCACATAAAATACACATTATTTCGCAAAAAAGTTTTCTAATTTTGTCATTATTTCTGAGTCTTAATGTGCTATCTGAATAACCATTGTTTACAATAGTCTTGAAATCATTTATTCTCATTTCAAGATATATTCCTATGCTTGCATTACCGAGATGTACAAATTTGCTAAAGAACAATAAAATTATTTCCCATAAATCAGTATAATGACCAGAACAAATTAATTCAGCACTCCAATAACAAGCGGGTTCTATTTTTGAATGAACTAAACTATTTAGCAATTCTTTTTTGACCTCAGCTTTTTTAAATTTTGAAAATGAAAAACCTTTAAACTCACCCTCTCCTCTTAAATCATTAATCTCTGAATCTTCCATATAATTAAATTTAATACAAAAAAAATAACAACAATACATATAGATGAAAATAATAAAATCGCTCACTAATTGTTATAACAAATTGTCTAATTTTGGAAAAATTCTTATATTTATTGCTTTGATGTTAGTATTAGTAATTTTTTTTAAATCAATTGAAAAAACTAGAGAAGGTATGGATACATTAGAATCTATGCGCATTGAACCTAATAATGTAAATACCCAAACAGACAAATTTTTATTTAAACAAGGTAATGCTGTTTACGATGATTTTTATGCTGATGTATACGATTATTTAGTGTTTAATTATGTTAAAAATAATTACGAAGTTGGTCAAATTATTAATACCGCTTCTCCAGACGAAAAAAGTGTTATAGCTGATATAGGTTGTGGGACTGGTCATCAAGTAAATGATTTAAAATCTAGAAATTTACAAGTAATTGGTGTAGATATTTCACCTTCAATGATAAAAAAGGCAAAACAAGAACACCCATATTATGCTGATGATTTTCGTGTCGGAGATGCGTTAGATGGTACATTATTTAAAGATAATTCTCTAACTCATATTTTATGTTTATATTTTACAATTTACTATATGAAAGATAAAATGAAATTTTTTTACAATTGTATGAATTGGTTAATGCCTGGTGGTTATTTAATAGTTCATTTAGTTGATAAATATAAATTTGACCCAATTCTTCCACCAGGAAATCCATTATACATTGTATCTC